CTAGTTTATTAGGTACTTCAGATAAAAATTTAAATTTTGCATGAGAATATATTTTTTTAAATTTTTAATTTTAAATTTTGGAAATGAAGCTTTACGAATTTCTTTGGCAAGCGTTGTAAAAAAATCGCTGATAAGTTTTTTTCTAGTAGAGATATTCCAAGGATTAAATTTCACTATAATGAAATTTTCATCATCTTTAAAATCCTCCAAAGTCATATTAACGAAAGAGGTCTTTCCACTACCCCAATCACCTATAATTCCAAAAGTAATACTATCTTCTTCTTTATAATTTTTAATAATTGTATTTAGTTGTTCTGCTACTGAATTTCTACTGAACAAATCCTCCTCTTTTTTCTCTATAGGTTTGTCTATATTAACGCTTTCTAATTTTTCTTGTTTGTTTTGATTATTTTCCATAAAATAAGCTCCTTTTGGTTTTTGAGATTATATATAATTTTAACTATGTTTTATGATAAAAAGAACCAAAGGTATTCTAATCACTCTTGAGAGGGTAAAAAATATTTTTGGTTTTTTGCTTTAAATAAGGAAAGATAAAAAGCTATCTATAATTTTTTAAGATCTATTGTTTAGGTTTTTACTAAAATCATCTAGAGATAGTTGGATGTTTTTTGAAAAATATCATTTGTAGTTTAAAATAGGTTCTTTGTATCGATTTTTCCTAACTTTTTGGAATAAAAAATAAAAAGTTAGGAGAAAAGTTAGGAAAAAAGTTTCAAAATGGATTTTAATGGAAAAAACTTTAATTTAGGCTTTATATAGCTACAAATGCCTATTTTATCTATATTTTATAAGTCTGATATTTATAGTAGCTTATGGTACAAATGGTGCGGTTAGCGAGATTTGAACAATATAGAGATATTGCCTATATTTACATATAATTATTTTATATATTTTTACAAAGTCAATATATAGGTCAATAACTTTTTAGAATGCAAAAATAAGATTTCTATTTTTTTCTATTTTTTCGTTTAGTATATCTGTGGTTTCAAAATTATACCATATTGTAGGATTAATCATATCTTTTGCTAATTCCAAAGCTTCGCTCCCATTTCCGCCTTCATTGTTGTCTAAATCGCTACCTTTTTGCTCATTTATCATATCAGGGGTATTAGCTGTAATGCTTTGTACCACATCAAAAATCTTACTAGCTCCGCTTAATAAATTACCCGCAATATTTAAAGTTGATTCAAAAGTTGTCATCTCTTGTGCGATTTGTGCTGTATTTTTTGTAAAATCAGCGGCTAAATTCCAATTATTAGCACCCCAAGCACCTAAAAAATTAACCAAACCCCAAACAGCATTAAGAATGGAGAATGTTTTATTTCCAGTTAGAGAACCTATGGCTAAACCTAAGCTAATCCCTAGTGTGATTCCTGAAGCAATGGTTTCGCTCACTCCTATTAAAGTACCAAGCCATGCACCTTGCCCGCCAATCCACCAAGTAGCTACAGCTAAAACGATAGTGACAATAGGTGCTAAAAAGCTTAAAATTCCTTTGCTTGATTTTTCGTATACATAAAGATAATAAAAACTATCCCATAATGCAAACCATCTATCTCTGCGCCCATAAGGCAAATTTGAACTTTTTCTATATAGCGGATATATACTTGGCGTAACACTCGTATCTTTTTTACCCCAACTTGCATTATTTAGAGAAGAAAATGCTACATAAGGCTCTTCATAACAAACAAAATTAAAACTATTGTAAAAACATAAAGGAGTTGCATATTTGCATTTATATATTTCTTTTATTGAGTTAAATACTTCAAAAAAAGATACTTTTTTGCTTGTTAAAGCGTAGTATGTTTTACCTGAATCACTTTCTCTAGTTTTTTGAGCTTTTTCATATATTTTATAGGTTATTTCTACTTTTTCGATTCTAAATATATTTTTATTTAATTCTTTAAAATCATTATAAAATTTTTCAACATCAACGCATGGTTTTTTATAAGGCTTTCCAAATAATGGTTTAAATTCAATATTTTCCACTTTAATGTTTGGTATTTTAATATCATCAATACTAGGATATATCCATTCATTATTTTTTTGGATGGTTTGGCAAAAAATAACTACTTCTATATCATTTATAAGCATTTCATAATTTATATTTTCCAATGCCTTATTTAATATATCTTTAAAATTTATTTTTTCATCGATATAAAAAAATCCTTTTCCGTGATATTTCCAAGCTTTTTCTTTTTCAAATAAAAGAGTTAAATTGTTTGGAAAACCATAATAATATTGCATATTTCCTAAATTATATTTAGTTCTTATCTCGCAAATATCATGATATATTCCATTTTTACTGCTAGGATCTCCTTTATAGGGTTTGTACGGATCTTGACCCACGAAAAATTGATTTAAGCCCAAATTGCCGTGACTATGTTTATCATAAGGGGCTGTCGATGCACTTTTTATGTTATATTTTTTTACAATATAGGAGTTTGGGTAAAGAGGATGTGTTGCGTTTTGGCTATAACTCCTACCTTTTCTTATGAGTTGTTTATGTAAAAGTTCAACATATTTATTTACGCCTATCATGGCATAAGTAAACCATTGTTTATATACTTCCCCTGTATCCAATTCTCCTATGTTTGATGGATAAGCAGGCTTAAGAGTATAATTTCTCATAAGCCTTTTTTCATCTATAAGCATTATGAAGACTTTTCTATATTTTCTATCTTTTCTTTAACAAGCTTCATAATTTCTTGTGGTATATCAAGCCCACCGGTACAATATCCAAATTGAACACTTTGTGTAACCTTTGCAGCTTCTATTCTTAAGTTATCATCTATTTGAGCAGTTTGTCTAGCTATTAATGCGGGCTTTGCTTTTTCTGTTTCTGTTTGAGCTCTTAAAAGTAAAGCTTTTTCAGCATTAAGCTCGTTTTCATCGCCTTGTAAAATCATGGATAAAGCTGTATTTTGACTTTGTGCTACTATGGTTTGTCCAACACTTACCAACGCTTGTGCCAAGCTTTGAAATTGTTGGTCATTTCTTATAACATTATCGTTTCCAAATTGTTCTAAAAGCTTTTTAAATTCTCCAAATGGAGATTTTTCTGCTAAACTCATTTCTAAAATTTGCGGATAAATTTCTTTAAATGCTTCAAGTCTTTTGTTGTAATCAACATTTGTATTACTCATTATTTAGCTCCTTTATTTTGCTTATCTGAATTTCACACTGCTTGTATTTGTAAAAAAGCATAGAATAAGCATTTAAAATATCTAGCTCATTTTCAGCGTAAGGTTTTTCAAGGGGACTTAATGTTAATAACTCTTGCGGAATTCTAACTTTTTGAATTTCTATTTTGGTTACTACTTGCCCTGTTTGCATCCCACAGCCTATCAACCACATTGTTAAAAAGCTTAGTGATATTATTTTCATTGCTTTTATAAATGTATTCTTTAACATATTGCACCTTTTTTTGAACTTCATTTTTTTGATTATTTGCTTCATTGATTGCTTTTAGCTCCGCTTTGTGAATTTGCGTGAGTTCTTTTAGCTTTGCTTCATTGTTTCTGTTAATCTCCAAAGCCAAAGCTAAATCACTTTGGCTTTTTTCTAATTTGGCCTTTGTGCTATCAAGTCTTAGATAAAAATATCCTGCTAAGATTGCCATTGATACTAAAGCGATATAAAGCTTTGCATTTCCAAATAAAAGATTTATCATATTTTGTTTTAGAAGTTTAAGTAAGGTTTTTATATAATACCCCTAAGGGTTAGCCGTAGGTCTAGCCCCCTATGGCTAAATTTTACCCTTGAAAGTGGGTGATTTTTATGACTGCATATCACCAAATAATCGTTATAATTATACTCTTATGTATAATTATTGTCAAGGCTTATTAGTCTTGTCCCCTTTTTAGGGGATTATTTGGTAACCTACTTAAATTTCTTTCTCCTTTCTATGCTAACTCATTTGTTATTTCTAATTTAATGTCTTCAAGATTTTTACCATACACCAAATCGTAAAATTCTTTGCAAGCTTGTCTGCTTTGACCTATACTTTCATTATTATTATCCTTGCTAAGCCCCAGTAAGATACAACCTTGTGTGTCTTTGTCAGTGTTTCCCCAGTGTATTAAAATTGCACGACTTGCTGGAATTTCATCATTATAAACATTTATCATTGTATCATCATCTTTTTTTGTGATACTTCTTAAAGTGTTTTCAAATCTTGAAGGAGAATGCCTTTTTAAATCGTAAATGCCTTCTGGTATTCTCAAATCCTTGTTTCTTTCAACTCCTTCTTTATCCTCTTCTAAAGAAAAGCATTCAAGTAACAATTTATCATCATCATCAAAAACTTTAAATTTGCCTATGACACAAGTTTTTCCAGTGTATCTTCTAATGATTTTAATTTTCATTTGTATCCTTTAGTTTTTTATATAATCTATTAGGACTTGAACTTCCTGCATTCATATCTCCTAGCTTAACCAAACCACCTATTTGCAACGCTCTTATTATGATTTCAGAACAAAACCATTTGTCTTCACTATCTTTTGTGAATGTGAAAAAGCCCAAAATTCCTAAAAAATCATATTTTTTTCCTATTTGAGAGTAAAGAAATTCTTTTATTTTTGTCTCATTTATATCATTGATTTCTATAAAATCCCATCTGCCACTGTCTTTAAATTCTTTTATTCTTACTCCTTTATCTCTAGGACTTGAGCCAATCATTAAATTGTCTAAGATTATTTCACAGTGAGAATAGGAATTTAAAAAATCTCCATTTAATCTTTCTTTCCAAGATGAAGTAAAAAAAGCTATTGCTTTATCAAGAAAAGTAGATTTGTCATTTTCTTTAACTTTATAAAATGCAATTTTCATTCGTTTTCCTTTCTTTTATAAATCATTCTTAACTCATCATTTCTTATTTGAGTAAGCTTAACAAGCCTTTCATCCATTCGCATAAGATCTGTTTCTATAGCTTCTAGCTTATCGTTAGTTTTAGAGCAATGCGTTTGTATAAATTTGATTAAGCTATCATTGCTTGCTTTAGATACTGCAATTTGTTCTCTAATAAGAACATTGGTATTTTTGGTTTCACTTATAAGTTCTTTTGTTCTTTCCCCAGCTTCTTTATGTAAAGTTTTATATAAATGCCATGCAATCCCAGCTAAGACAAAAACCATCAATCCTAATAATGCAGATCCACTTAAAGAACCGAGTATAGCACCTTCTTTTATTATATTTTCAGTACTCATTTTTCACTCTCCCATGCAATTAAATTTAATTCTTCTAAAGATGTGGCATTTTTCACTTTATTTCTTAGTTCATCATTTTTAAAAATAATACTTTCCGTATATTTAGCGATATTAACCCCAAATTCTAAAAACTCATCTTTACTAAATGTGATGATTCTGTTATCTTTGTCAATCCAAGAAATATTTTCCAAAGGAGTATTATTGAGATTTGCTAACATTATCTCGCTAACTTTTCCGCTGATATTAATTTTTGCTTCAGTATCAATTTGAAATGTAGTATTTTTAAAAGGCATAAATAAAAGCTTTTCTTCTTTTATTGCTTTTAACTCTTCTAATTTTAATTCTTTTAACTCTTCTAAGGTTTTTTCTTTAATCTCGTAAGAAATAATATAAAGATTACTTTTTTCATCGTAATTTTGAACTTGGTTAAGCTTCTGTGTTTTTTCATTAAAGCTTGGCGCTTCTTCTTCTTGAACTTTAGCAAAACCGAGCTCTTTTAAAAGCCCATCATCGCAAGCACTTAAGAAATAAGTATCTTGTGCATCAATTTCACCTTCTTCGTTTTGTATTTTTGCATCTTTTAAAAAAATATCATCATATTTTAAACTTTTATTTTTTAAATCATAAAACATATTTACCCTTTCTTAATTCCAGTATAATGTTAAATTTGCTCTTGGGTTTAATCTATTCCCATCATTTAAGTTCCAACCAGCACGTGAGTTTGAACTACCACTTTGATAAGAACTTAGCATTATTTGTAAGTTGTTTATATTTCCAAAATTGAATTTTTTCTCTACTTTGATTTTTGCATTGGCAGTGTAATATTTACTTAAAGCATGCAATTGTACACTAGAGTTAAAATTGTTCCATGTGATATGCAAAGTATTTGCAGAAGTTTTATTAGACATATTTCCAGTCGTCCAAACTTCGCCTAACATAACCACTTCTTTATTATTAATATTTGATGGCAATACCACTGCTTGTTTATAAATCATGTCTAGCTTTAACATATAATTATAATTTGTAACCGAGCCTCCTAAAGATGGAGGTAAATTTAGTGCTATGCCATTATTAGAAAGAAGGAGGCAGTTCATTTTAAGTCCTTACTAATCTTACATTATTCGAAGCTATGCAAAAATAAGCAAAAGTTTCAGTGCCACTAAATCCACTTTGAGCTACTCTAAATTTAAAAGGTGCCGAAAAAGCAGTGATATTTTGAGCATTATTGATAGTGATAGTTCCACTTTTACCTGCTCCACCCCAATTTGCTATACCAATAGCTCCTCTGGCTGTCATTGTTAAGATAAAATGCTGAGCTTGTCTTAAATCTATTTTTGGTGCTGTTTGATTTCCTAAGTTCTTAATTCCGCCGCCATAATCCACATACCATTTTCTTGCCAATTGTGCATCTTGTGTGGGATTAGCACCACACACAGGCGCTGCATTAAATGTTTTTACACCTGCTATGGTTTGATTTCCGCTTAATGCAACTTTGCTATTTCCGACTGTATCTACATATGATTTGTTTGCTACTTGATTGTTAGCAGTAGGATTAGTTGCTGATACAGGTGGTACTGAGAATGTTTTTACACCTGCTATAGTTTCATCTCCAGTTTTTGCAACTTTTCCATTTAATTGACCTAAATTTGTCGCATGGTTATTGGCAGTTGCATTTGGTATTACTATTGAACTAGAGAATGTCTTAACGCCTGCTATAGTTTCATTTCCAGTTTTTGTTACCTTATTGTCTATTTTCGAATTTAATTCCGTTTTTGCACCATTGATCTGCTCGGTTATTTTGGTATCCATAGCTTTAACTTGCGCATTAATATTGGCAATATCATACTCATTAGCTTTTGCAACAATTTTATTAATATATTCATTCTTCTTAGTTTCTAACTCTTGTTTATGCTCTTCCTTTTTATTTGATATTTCAGTTGTAGCTGTATTTTTAGCTTCGTTGACCAAATTTAAGGATGTGTTTTTTAACTGCGAAATTTGATTTGTAGCTGTATCGCTTATAGTTTGTATTTCTTGCAAGGCATTAGATTTTGCACTATCTAGCGCACCTGTTATTTGTGTATTTTTATTATCCAGTAAATCCAAAGCACCATCATATTTTTCTCTTAACTCTTGTAAGCTTTGTGATGCCAAATTTAAATCATTTACAACTTGCTCTAAGTCCGCCATTCTTTACTCCTTATAAGTTAATTTAATTATTTTTTTATCCATTAAAACATTTTCGATTGAAAAAATGTGAGAATAAATTCCACCCAAATTATCTTTTATAATTTCATCAAATTTAGTTAGTTTTTCTTCGCTGGCTGTATCTAATCTGCTTATATTTTCATCTGTTTTATTTTGTATATTTGTTATACTTTCTTCACTGAGTGAATTAATAGAAGCTAATTTCTCATTAGTATTAGAATTAAATTCGTTAAGTTTGTTTTGATAATTTGAGTTAAAGTTGTTGATTAAAGTATCTAAATCTGATTTTCCTTGTGTTATGATAAGCTCTATTTGGTTTTTTTGAGCTAATATTCCACTTGTTTCATCTGTAACGCTATTTGACACTTCTTTCATTTCATCAACGATACTTTTTTTAAGTTCTAGCAAATAGCTTTCAATAGCTGTTTTATCATTAGCGAGTTCTGTTCTTGCTACTTCAGCCAATCTTCCTAAATCTTCATTAGCTATTTTAGATCTTTCTATAAAGTTAGCTAAAGCTGTATCTACGGTATTTTTATTAGCTTCTACATATGCTTCAATTTGATTTTTTAGAGTCTCAATGCTTGAAATCTTAGCATCTACGCTTGAGTTTGCTTGTGCTAATTTTAAATCAAGTTGCCCTTTTAATCTTTCGCCATAGCTTTCTAAATCTGCTTTTAGATTAGAAATTTCTGTTTTGAAATCGTTGATAATAGCTGTAAAACTTCTCATATCTTCGCTTATTTGTTCGCTTTGTTTTACTGCTTCTCTCAAATCATTTATAATTCCAGTTGATGAGTTTATAAGATCTTCTATTTTTAAAATATCTTCATATTTTCCTACTATTTCATCCTCTAAATTTTCGCAACGCTTTAATAAATTAATCATATTTTGATTTAATCTTTGATTTTCAAAAAGAATAGTGTTTATTTTAAGTTTTATTGTTGCTTCAGCATCATTAACTATATTTTGAACTTCTGATTTTACATTTTTAAAATTATTAGTTATAGATATAATCTCATTCTTTGTTGCCACGATATTTGAAACAAGTTTATTTACAAGCTCTATATTAGAATGCAAATCTTCTTTAATACTTTGTGCGTGTTCTAGTTCTTGTAAGATTTGTTGCTTAAGTTCTATGGATAAATCTAAATAGGATTTGGTAAGATTTTTGTTTTCCTCTATTTTTTTAAGACCTGCATTAAAATCAACAGCTATGTTGTAATATTCTTCAAGTTTTATTTTTATAATTTCAAAATTTTTATTAAACTCATTAAGTTCAGGATATTTGTCTTTAACAAAATTAACTCCATTGCTTATATCTTTTTCTGATTTTATAATGTTGTTGTAGATTTCTTCTATATTATTTAAAGTATTTTTTATTTCATTGCTTATTTTTTCAATTTCATTTCTTTTGTTTTTAGTAAAATCAGTATTGCTTTGAGTAAGCTCGCTATTTTTTACAACTAAATTTTTAAGCTCTAAAATTTGATTATAAAAATTATTAACTTGTTCTTTTAGTCCTACAATTTCTTCTATTCTGGTATTATCCAAAGCAGTAGCAACATTTGAAATTCTTGCCAAAACTTGATTTATAATCTCAAGTTTTTCTCTACCTGTTTTTAACTCATTTAAGCTTGTTCCCATTTTTAACCTTCATAATAATCACTATCTTTGATTCTCTTTTCACAAAAGAAAAGCAGATCATCCATGGCTAAAAGCCATTTTTTATCATCTAAATAAGCTATAAAATCAGCACTATTTATACTTTGAGCATAGTCTTTATAACTCAAAGCTCGATTAAATTTATTTGTAAAATTACACTCACAACCATGTTCTTTCATCATCAAGCTCCTTGCCATCATTAGCTATATACTCATTAATTATCTTGTCACATAATGCCAGAAAGTCTTTTTCTTCGCATCTTGTAATCAAATAACAAACATAATTAATCACAGCAAAACTAAGTGCTTCATCTATCATTAAATGTTCTTTTTCATTGTCAAAATCAGGCTCATCAGGAATAATCAAAAAATGATTATTTCTAACTTGCCTGAAAACTTTTTCGCTTTGTTCTACATTTTTTAAAAGAACACTAGGAACACATTTTGATAAAATATAATAAAATGCTTCCATAAAATAGGCTTTCAAAACTTCATCATCTTCTATCATTTTGTAAGAATTTTTAACTTTAGCGATAATGAGTTTTTTAGCCATAATACAAAGCATTATGCACCTCTTGCTGCTTTTAAAACCGCTTTAGCCTTTGCATTATTTCCACTAGTTAATCCCACGCCTATAGCAAAAGCATCAGCATTTCTTACTTCTAAAGTGCTTTGCGTATAAAATCTTTTTGCTTTTGCAGTAATATCAGTTGGAACATCTTCAATCATAGTAGGAATATAAAGCCCATGTTTCATATACTCAAAATCTCCAGCAATTAAAACATCACCCAAACCATATTTAGGGCTTAATAATCTATGCATATGGAAATTTACCGTTCCAAAATCTGTTTCAAGGCTTACTACTTGTCCTGCTAGTTTTGTTTCATTGCCTAAAATTCTTGTAGCAAATTTATTGATAGCTCCTTTTAAGTCAGCTCCTAAAAAGACATCTTTAGGCGTAACTCCGCTATTCCAAATGGTTTGTAAGATTTGATTAAGTTTATCTTCTGTTAGTTCTGTTGCAGTTCCGCTCCAATCTCCTGTTTCATCAAAAGCTAATACATTTCCACGCTTTCCATCAGAAAAGCTATCTTTTCCTTTAGCGATATAATGAAAAAGTCCAGCCATTTCTCCACTTGTTGCTTCTTGTGCTTGAACATAATCTTTGAAAACTGATTTTTTTACATCATTATCTCTGCCTAGACCAAATAAAGCATATTCCATATCCATTTTATGTTCTTTGGTTTTTTTGCCTATTTGATACTCCATTTCATTGCCACCATATTGATTTGCTTTTAATAAAGCTTTTGATACCATGGCTTCGGTAATGAATATTTGAGTAGCATTTGTAGTTTTTTGAGCTGTGTTTTTTGTTTCCCCTACAAATTTACTCAATTCCAAATTTGCATTCTTTTTTGGTTCTTCAAAAGTATCAGTAATCCAACTATGAGTTAAAGGATTTGTAACCTTTGAAGTGCCTATTTTATTTAGAATTGGTGTTTCAGTAGCTCCAATTTTAATAATCGTTTCGTATATTGATTGTTTTAACTTAACATTTTCTGTTGCGGGTGCTGTATGTCCCATTGAAGGTAAAGCCATTTTTGAATTCTCCTTAGTTTAGTTTTAAGGATTTTTCCAAAAATAGCTATTTCAAATATAGTGTGTTTTGAAATGATTTAGATATATTTTTTTTAAAATAAGACTATAAAAAACTTATAAGTTAAGTATATAAAACATATAAAATAAGTATAAATTAATTATAAAAAAAGTATAATCTAATTATCAAAAGGAATTGAAATGAGTAGTATATTAAATGCCTATAATGAAGCAAAAATACTTCAAGAACAAAAACCAAACAATGCTGTTGTTATTTCTTATTTAAACTATAAAGGGTATTATCCAAAAATACAAAATACAGATTTATTGATAATACAAGGTGCATTAAAAGCTATACAACAAAACAATACAAAATTTGAAGATAATGTAAAACTTAAATATGAAAAATGAAATAGTTAAAGATAATAAAGAAATTGAAACTTTTGAAAAAGTAGGCAAAGTTATGGCTGAAATAGAAGTTAGCAAGCAAAAGGCTACTTTAGCTCAAATTGAAGCCACTAGAGAAGATAATCAAAGACAATATGATTTCGCTATTAATAAACTGACTAAAGAAAATAAAAAATGGCATAAATCTATGAATATAGCATGTACTGCGGTTTTTATTCTTCTGATAGCTAGTCTTTATCTTATTTTATTTACTGAAAAAATAGAAATAGGATTAGGCTTGCTCAGTACAACATTAGCAAGTGTTTTTGGATATTTAGCAGGTGTTGGTTCATCTAAAACCTAACTTAACTTTGCTTGGTTAGAATTTTAATTAAGAGCTTAAGGGCAGAATCTCGCCCTTTATAATTGCGAAAGATGTGTATAAACTTTTCACTTCTCTTTTTAAATATTTATACTTTTATAAAGTTCTAAACATTCTAAGAAATCATTTTGCATTCTTGAAAGTAGTTTATTCTCTTTGTTTTCATCATCTTTTAAATCTTTTAACATTTTTTCTAGCTTTAAGGCATAATTTTTAAAAGTTTTAAAATCAAAGGCATATAAGCCATTTTTAGCCAATATACAATTTAATTTATCTTTAAAATTGTTTTTACTTTGTTCTAAATCATACTTTAAAGCTTTAATCTCATTCTCATATTTTTGCTTTTGCTGTGCTAATTGAGATTTGTAACCTAAGCTTTGTCTAAAAGCTAACTTATCGTGCTTCTCATATTCAATATTTCTTAGTCTTTTTTCCATTTCATTAAAAGCTTTGATAAACTCGATTTTCCACTTATAAGCCTTTTCACCTGTAAAACCCATCACTAAAAGAGAAAAAGCGTCGCGAGTGATTTTGTAGCAAGGTAAAATTCTACCCGTGCTATCAATATATTTACTCAGCTCAAAATTGAGCTTAGTAAAATTATCCTTTGGAAATTCATTTATTTTGCGTATAATATTTTTGTGGTTTTTATTGAATACTTCAGCCACGCTTAAAGAAGTGGTATATACTGCATTATCTACCACTTCCAACTCTACATCCACGCCATTAATTACAGCTAATTTTTCCATTTTTTACCTTTTTGTTTTGATTAGTTTTTACTCATTAGATAAAAACATAACACAATTATATACTTTTTTGATGATATTGTCAAACATTTTTTACTTTTTTAATAAATATTTTTATTTTTATATACTTTTTAAGTATATTTTGTTATGATTGTATTAAATAAATTTAAGGATAACTATGTTAAAAAGAGAGTTTGATGAAAAAATTAAAAGTCTAGGACTTACAAGACAAGATTTTTGCAATATAACAGGTTTAGCTTATAGCAGTGTGAGCAATTGGAATGATAATAATAAGCCCATTCCTATTTGGGTTGATACTTGGCTTCTTAACTATGAAAAAAGCTTAGCTTTAGATGAGCTATTAAATATAATAGAAAAATATAAAAAAAATACATAATTAAGGGATAAACCCTTAATTTTTATTTATCTTCGCTCCTTTCTTTTAATTTAATAAGATTTTTTAGCGTATAAGTGCCTATTTTTCCTGCTATTTCCCTGTTATTTTTTTTATCTGTAACCTTATCTATTTTTTGCTTTCTAGCTATAACTTGTTTTATTTTCTTAATTCTTTCTTCTCTAGCTTTTTTATCATCTTGTATTTTTTCATCAAGCCTTTGTTTTACGCTTTTTTTATTCTTTTTCTCTACTTCTTTAGCCTCAATATTTTCTTTTATATCTTCCATTAAGTTTTTTTTAGGTTTGGTTTGGGTAGAATTTTTAAAAGAATGCTGTAATAAATCGCCTTCCACATTGGTAGTACTGCCTTTAGTGGTTGCAGGAGTTGGCGTACCTGTCAGCATTGCTTTATTTCTACGATTTAATCTTTCCAAATCCTTACCTTTTGTTTTATTAATATGTATAATTTTGCCACTATCTTTTTTTATGGCTATATTGCCAACCTTATCATCTTTTAAAGGTTTAGCTATTAATGCCACTTCATCATCATAGTTTTTAAAAAAATGAGTAGGATTGTCTTTTATCTCTTTAATTACCTTAAATACATCTGCTTCGTTTTTAAACATTTCAGGGTGTTTTTTAGCCATAGCTTTTAAATTTACCACCCATTCATCTTTTAAAATTCCTGAAACATTATTAATCCATTTTTCTACATTAAATTTAGCAGTATAATCACTCTTTGCTTTGCTCGGATCAGCCTTATCCATGAAGAAGTTGTCGCCTTTGATAACACCTTCTTTTATTAGTGCATCTTTTAATATTTTATTTTGTTCTTTATCTACTTTAATATAATTATCCAAAGCATCTTTAAAAATTCTACTTTGTTCTTTATCCGCTATTTTTATGTTTTTAAGATTAGATATAACTTCTTTATTGGTTTTAGCAAGTTTTAATGCATCTAATATTTGATTTCTTAACGCTTGCTCTTTAGCACTTTTCATAAAAGGAACTAAAGCATGTATTCTAGCAAAAATACCACTTATTAATATTCTATCAAAAACACCGCTTATTGTTGTGGCTATTGAAGAATTTGTTTTTTTGCCACTACTAGCTAAAGCCGTCATTATTAAGTCTTTATTGTTTTGATAAATTTTTGCATAAACATTTACTACTTCTTTTGCATATTTTAAATCTTTACTTACAAATTCTACATTATCCATATCTTTTGCTAGGTTCTTAAAATCATATCCTATATCTTCAATTCTATGTTTTGCTAGTAATGCATTAAAAGCATGTTTTTCATTTGCTTTTCGCTCTGCTTCATTCATACCTTCAAAAGCTCTTTTTAAATCTTTGTCTTCATTGATATTTCTAGCACCATTAGCTATTCTTTGCGCGAGTGCTTCGGGTGTTTCTTGGTCTTTGATTTTTCCTAGATAACTATTATTAAAATTTTCTTTTAACGCATAGTTTTTATTAGCATCTTCTAAAATCTTCTTTGCTAGTTCTTTATCACTTGCATTTTTTATCATAGTTTCATCTAAAGTATCTTTTACTAGCCTATAAGCTTCTTTAGTATTATATGTCTTATTTCCTGTGGCTAATTGCTTATTTATAGCACTTCTTAAGTTAAATATTTGCTCAGCACTTAAGTCTTTATCAATAGTATCTTCTAGAAAGCTACTAATATTTGTTTTTATATCTTGCTCTAAAAAATTGTTGTTTTTAAACTCTTCAATCTTTGCTAAATCTTCTTTGCTTAACCTTATTGAGCCGTTGTTAAGCTCATCTATACTTTTTATAGCTTGAGCGTATTCATTATTAATTCTTTTTTTATAAGAGCTATTATCTTTTTGCCAAGCCTTAACATCAAACTCGCCATTTAAACCTGTTTTGTTCTTAAATACTTCATCTTGTCCTTTAATCATATTTAAAAAAGAAATACTAGCATCCTTATCAGCCTTTAAAACATCATCTAAAAAACTTCCTATTTCGGGATAAGCTTGAGCTGATTTTAATAATATTTCTCTTCTTTGAGTAGTTGGAACTCCTTGTAAAGTATTTGAAATATTTTTTAAAATAACACTTGTTCTTTTAGCGCTATCTTGTATAAATTGTGGATTATTCTTGTTAAGTCCTTGCTCGACAATGTTTTTTAATATTTCTATTGTAGGCTTTCCATTTTCTAAGTATGTTGGATTTTCTTTTGCTATAAGTTCATCTATTTGTTTTTTATTCTCTACATTTTTTGTAAGATTATTAAAAATTGTTTCTGCATTTTGCAAGCCACCATCTGTAAATTTTCCTATCATAGGAATATCTTTTTGGGTGATTTTATCTATAACCCTATTACCTAAATTACCACCTTTTACTGCCATGCCATCTATCATATCTTTACCGGCCCTTGCTCCTGTTTTAACACTGCTTATTAAATCACCAACACTTTTATATGTTTTTCCTATTCCCTTTATAGCTGATCCAACTACAGCACCTGCTAAGGCATCTTCTGCGGCTGCACTTCCAAACCTTTTAGCATAGTCCATATAACTTGCTTCAATTCCTGTATTATTACTTTGCGAATGAAGATCAGCCATAGCACCGCTACCAGCACCAATTGCAGATGGTGCGAAATAATTTAAAGCTTTTTTGGCTATTGTTTGTCCTGCTGTTTTTGCTAAACTTCCAGCATATCCACCGGCTACAGAAAATGCTAACTCGTTTTTAGTACTAGCAAGTGTATTTCTAAAACTAGGAGTAAAATCAACTTCTTTTCCATTTTTATCAACGCCTATATATTTATAGTCTCCATTATTTATTTCTAAAAATGGCTCATATCCTAATTTTTTTATTTCATCGTATGCGATTTGAAAAATTTGTTTTTGCTCTTCATTGCTAGGGCTAGTAAAATTTCTAGCCAACAACCCGCCTGATATCTGATTTGTAGCATCTTCTATTTTTTGCCTTGCCCCTTCTTCACCACTTGTAACTTTTGGAGAAAGATAATCCAATCCTTCAGATATCATTCTTTTTGGATCTATAAGGTTATTAAAATCTTCTAGACCCTTATTTATTTTACTCCATACTCCTTGTTCTTGTGGCTCATTTTGGCTTACTTGTGGTGCTTGATACATACTCATAGGCTTACCATCTAAAGCTAATTCTTCTTGTGAATTAAAATTGTTTTGTTGCTGATTATTTTGCATAAATTGATTATATTTATTCTGCAAAAAATTATCATCAATATCTATATAAGTTTTTCCTTCTGGTATATCTATATTCATATCAAAAAGTTGCATTGTTTTTGCACCTTGTGGTATTTGTATTGTCATCTTTTATCCTTATTATCTAAATGTAATCATATTGTTTTGTTGTAAAAAATTTTGGTTTAATTGTTGTTGCGGTTGTTGTGATAAAATCTTATTTAATGGCACTCTTTGCCCTTGAGAAGCTAAAATATTTCCAGCATTTATAAAATCTTTTATCATAGCCTTTTCATTTTCTAGCTTTTTATACATATTGTTATAATAATTTTCTATATTATCTCTATCTTTTAAATACCTTTCTGTTTTCCAAATATCCATATATTCTTTTTTTAAGGCATCATTTTTTACTCTATATAGTATTTCTACTGCTTTTTCAATATCATGTTTAGCATACTTATCAAAGAAGTAAAAACTATCTGTTTTAACCAATTCTTCTAATCTATGTCTATCTTCATTGCTCATCCTGCCACTTGTGATATTAACTAGTGCTAAATTTATTTCAGCTTTTAGCTTATCTGCGAATTCTTGTTTTAAGTTTTTACTATTACTAAAAGGAGTATTTCTTAATTTTTGATTTATGGTATCTCCAAATCCATAAATATCATTTAAATTTATATTTTGCGTTTTAGTGGTTTTTGCAAAATGATACAAATCCCCGCCATTACTTTCTTTGCTAAAAACATCTCTCATTGTTTGCGGTTCACTTAAATTACCATTAGCATCTATACTAAAGCCTGAATTATTATTTGTTTTATTAGTAACTATATTACTATTTTTACCAGTTAAATAATCTAAATATTTTTGATTATAATCTTTATCTTCTTTATATTTAGCCCAATTTAAAGCATTATCTTGAACTTGTCTTTGTCTTTCAAGGTCAAATTTTTGCAAGGCTAAAGCATTATTAAATTCATTTTGCAAAAGCTGATTATTTTGCATAGCCTGATTAAATTCCATTTGTTGCTTTCTTAAATCTTGCTCTTGCTGAAACTCATTAGCTTTAGCTTTATCATCAAAACTTTTGCTCATGATGTCATATAAGACACCACCGACTTTTCCTGCGTTTTGTATAACGCCTGTATCAGGATTAAATACTACTCTTTGTGGGTTATAAAATGCCATTTTGTTTCCTTTATTCTTTCTTTTAAAATAAAGGATTTAAGGAAGTTTGTGTATAATTTTAAAAGGTGTGGTGCCAAGGGTCGCCACCCTTAGCACTAAATTACCACCTAGAAAGGCGGTGAAATAAGATGCTACAAATCTTAATAGTTATTATACTACTTTGTATTATTGTTGTCAATGCAAATTAACAATCAATAAACAAAGCCCCTTATACAAGGGGTTAAGATTTACCCTTTAAAACAAACTCCTTAAATCCAAATCTATTTAATTACTCCAAACATTTTGAAGTTTATTTTCCATATTCTTTCTTCTGTTTAACTCTTCATTGGCTAAAAACTTATTAAAGTTATAAGCATCTTTTTGTAAATCAAAATTTTTCTTTGCCATTTTTTGCTGATTGTAAGCACCATATAAAGCACCCCCAGCGCCTAAAACATTTCCTAATCTATCAAAATTAGTTATTTTGTTTGTATCGCTACTTTTAAACAACCAATCTCCAAAATTACTAAAAGAATTTTTTAATCCATTTAAAAAACCACCACTGCTACTTGCTAAATTTGGAGTAAAATTGCTTGTTTTCATCAAAGTATCTGCAAAGCTAGAGCCTAGTCCTGTACCACCTTTTAAAGCTGTTATAAAATCCATGATTTCTCCTTTATACTAAACTTAATAATTCTTTGCCTAGATCTATCTCGCTAACTTCGCCTTTTTTTAACTTATCGTTAAAATCACTAGTTCTTACATTATTATTTGCACTTGATAAATCTTCAGCTTTTTTGGCATTATTTGATTTTCCGACCAAATTAAGCAAGGTTTTCCAGCTGTCAATATTACCTTCGCCTAAACCATTTAATTTTGTTGCAAGTTCTGCCATAGCCTTTAAATCCGCATCAGGATAGGCTTTTCTTAACTCGCTTTCTACTTGTGCGTATTTAGCGATTAGTGCATCTTGCTCTTCTTTGTCTTTTTGCTTTTTATCAAGCTCTTCAAGCCTTTTTAATTTCTCATCAAGTCCATCAAGTCCTAATTCTTTTAAATACTGCTCTCTTTGTAATTCTTGTTCGCTTGGTTCTTTCTTTGGATTTTTTAAAGCTTCAAGCTCACTCATTAAAGCATTTAATTTGTTGTCATTTTCACTTTTATAAGCTTCAAACATCGCCTTATAATCAGGCTCGTTCTCATTAGCAACCTGCATAGGTTCATTATCTTCTACTTGCGTAGGTTCATCGCCATTATTAGCAACATCTCCTTTATCATCATCTGTTATGACATTTATTAAATCTTTTAAAGCATCATTTTCCATCTTCTTCATCCTTTATTTTATTGATTATTATGTCTAAAAAAGCCATAGTATCTAAAGCTTTTAACCTTAACTCTTTCTCATCATTATTTTTTGCTATATAAAAACATTCGCTATATTTTGCTTTTATAAATTCGATTAAATTCTTTCCTCCTTTGGTTTTAGATATATCACTTTTTATTTCAATATTAAGCATTAGTTTCTCCTTGCATTTGCGGATTAATATCTTCATTATTTTCAAAAGCAAATAAAGTATTTACATTCTTTACACCTAAAATTGGTAATAATTCTTTAGTAAGTTCTTTACTAGCATTTATAATCCCATAAGCAGAATTTGCATCGCCTATGCTCATATACATTTGATATAATTGTGAAAAAACTTGCATACTAGCTTGAATTCCTGCACGTCTAATTTCTTTATTCATGGCTCCTGTGCCTGTTTGGATTTTAAATCTAAAACTAGGTATATCCTCTCTTTGAAAACCATTAAAAAAACTATCTTCTCCATACTTAAAAACAAGCATTGCAAACCTATCAAATAAAGGCTCTATAAAGGTTTCGTTATACTGTCTTATGTAGTCAGCACTTCTTCTTCCACCTTCTTGTGCTTTTATGCTTATTTCTGTTGCTGTTTCATTTTGTGCAGTTTGAGCTCCATTGTTTTGTGGACTAACTCCTGTAACTTCTGTTAGCTCACTTTCTAATAATTGCAAATTTATTCCAGAACTATTTATATTTGGAGGAGGCAGTATTTGAATTCCTTTGGGGTCATCTGTATATATAGGCTTTCCTAGGGTTTCTATATCTTCTCTGCTTACTCCCATTGATTTTGGCATCATTATTTTTGGCATAATATGAGATCTTACAGCATCGATTAAAAGATTTCTTGTGATGTTAATTTCATCTTGCAAAGGCATAGCTGAAGCCATTATAGGCTCGCCATAAGCACTTATATAGTTTTCATTATCTATCTTTTTAAGTTGTGGTAGCATTGAACCCCAGATAAAAGGCTGTCCATCTTGCAAAGTAACTTCATTTCTAAGTAAATTATTTTCAAATAAGGTAGAAACCACCCACTCATCATCGTTTTTTCTTTCATAAATATCATAAAGCTTCACTTTTTTATATTCATCATCTTCATCAAAAAGCTTTTCAATTTCTATTTTTTTATAAAACCCTAGCTTTTGTCTTTCATGGATTTGATTATAAGTTAGGTAAATTTCATTGACTATATAGCCTATATCTTCGCTATTTAGTGCATTTGGGTCAAAGAATATACTATCAATATCTACTCTTTCAATGCGTGGCATTCCTTTATGCCAAGTAAGCTTAGCTATACTTGTTCCCACAAGTAAAACATCTAAGAAAAGCGGTTGAAAAATCTTAAACATATTGATTTTACCGCTATAAAAATCTATGGCATTCTGCCATAGCTCTATAATAGTATCATCGCTATTGATATATGTTTCAATATCTGCCATTCTTTCGCTATTAAAATAAACTTCGTTTAGGCTAGTGATTAGGTATTTTACCTTAGAGTTTATTTTTGGTATGTAGATACTTGATTTATTTCTTTTTCTCAATTTTTGCATTACCTTATTTTCAAGCAAATAAGCATCTTGCAATTCTTTAAAGTGTGGTTTGTAATTTTCATATCCACTTTTACTTTCGCTAATGAGTTGTGTTAAAAACGATACTCTCTCATCATTAGTTCTTTTTGTTTTCATTCATAATTCTCCATATTGTTGTTTTGCTTAAATTTGTTATTTTTAAAATATCTTTTTCATTCACTCCTTTTTCAAATAAAAACTCCGCAAATTCTCTTTTAAATTTCTTTTTAGAAATATTATTAAATCCTGATACAAGCTCTAAAAATTCATTTGCAAGACTTGACTTTATAGCCTCATCGCTTAAATTTGAAAGCTTTTTTATTTTGTTTACATCAATTGCATCATAAATCATTAAAAATTCACCAGCCATCATAGCTCCAATCTTCATTAGTATTGTTTCTGCTGTATAGTTTTTCAAAAAAAGTTAGAGCCACCGCATCGCTAACATCAGGACTTTTGCCATAGTTCTTTTTTAATTGTTCTTTTGAAACTATCTTTAACAACCCTTTATCGCTATACTCATATTCAATCATTCTCATATCTTTTTTTAATTCTTCATCTTTAACAAGCTCCATGTGTTTTAAATTTTTCGCAAAGGTGAAATACATCTGCGCTCTTTTATTTAAGTATTCATTGCTAGTTGCAGAATTTGCAGAATTTGCCTCAAATACGGGCAAGCCATAATTTAACAAGACATCATACACGCCAACGCCAAGACCGCAAGTATCTATAAAAATACCTTTTGGTTTATCTTCGCTTTGGTTATATTCAGCTAATATTTTATTTGCTAACTCCATGGTTCCAAGTTGTGAGTATTTTTTTATTTCATCAATTACAAAACCTTTTCTTTTTGCTAAAACACTTTTATCATCTCCATATCTTGCTACATCAAGCCCCCAAATATTCTCACCTTGCATTTTTTCAATACTAAAAGAGTTTTTGCTCATCGCATTTTCAATTTCACTTAGAGAAAATAATTCAGCACCCCCGCTATCTATAAACTCGCCATAAATTTCTTGTTTGACTACTTCGCTATCTTCGCCACCCACTTCTTCAATTAATTCTTTAATTTGCTCTTCTTTTAAAAATGGATTATCATAACTTGAGAATTGAAAATGTTTCCAATTTTTATCGCTGAGTTCTTTTCTGCAAAGTTCATAAAATAGATTTTTTCCTTTAGGAACTCCACCGATAATCGCTCTTGATTTAGGATTATCAAGCAACATAGGGCGTATGGCGTTATACCAAATATATTCTCCTTTGCTGCCTTTTAAAATAATTCCTGCTTCGTTTAAAATAACAAGGTCATATCCAAAACCTTCCATATTTTCTCTTCTTTCAGCACTTCTCATATGAAGCACTGCTCCATTAATGATTAGTTTCTTATCTTGCACACTCCAAGAATAAAAATCTTTTGGCAAGTTTTTTAACTCAGGTGTAAAATATAACTCGTAATAGTTTTGTAAATTTGCTTGTATGGTATCTACCCATAATACATTTTGTCCTAAAAGCAAGTTTTCTATGACAAACTTAGCGCTTCCCCTTGTAAAACCAAGTCTTCTGCCTTTTGCTACGGTTATAAAGCGTGGATTTTTATCATCAAAAACTTTAAGTTGTGCAGGAGTGTAAGAAAAGTCAAGCTTTAATTTCATTTGATTTCACTTCTTATAATTTCTATTTTTTGAACATTATCGCTGAGTATTTCTTGTTTGTCTACATAACCGTGCTGATTTTTTAGCAAGAACATACTAACGCTAGGAGTATAAGTACCGATTAAGGAATGGTTTAAAATATCCATTTCACACCTTTGTTTTGCATTTGCTACTATTTCTCCAAAATCTTTATCTTTTTCCCACTCATTTAAAGTTTGCATTGAAATCCCTAAATGCACAGCTAATCCCACTTTTGTTTTAGGTGCAAAAATAACACTTTCTTTAGTTTCTTTTAAAACAGTTTTTTCACTAAAGTAGTTTTCTATCTTTGATACAAGCTCTTCTTTTGTCATACTTTTGCCATTTGTCATCATTCTAGCCATCAAGCCACCCCTTCTTTAAAATTAAATTCTTTGATTTCTAAGTCTAAAAAAGATTTTTTAAAACTAATAATCTCATAATCGCCTTTTAAAACATTCTTGTCATTTTCAAATAACGCATCCAATACACCTTTTACGATATTGTCCCCATCGCCATGCCTTTTGCTGTTAAATCCTATTTTTAAAGAAAACTCATATTTCTTTTGCTTATCAAAGGCTTGAAAACAGCTAATATTATTTTGTCTTCTAAACTCCATTTGCAAGAGTTTTTTAAAATCTAAATATTTAAGATAATCTTTACATGCAAATTTAGCTCTTTGCGTGGTTCTTTTATAAGGTACTGGATTGCTTTTTAAATCAATTTTTAAAAAATACTTTTCCATTTCAGGCCTTCTTAAAATTAGCTTATTTTTTTAAAAGCCATTTTGACTTTTACTTTCTTTTGAAATTCTTCTTGATTCTCCTTAAAAATTTTTTTCTGCACCTTCTTAAAGTTATTATATTCTTCTTCATGGCTTAAAGATGTATATCCTTTTATCTTATAAGAAGTATTTATACATATATCTTTTCCTATGCGCTCTTGATTTTTAAATATAAAATCTATTAAAGCGTGTTTAAATTCGTTATTTTTTAGCATTTCTCCATCTTCGTAGGTTAATTCTCCAAAATTATTTAGACAAACCAACATATTAATTGATTTTGCTAATCGTTTAAAAAGGTTGCCCTGTCCATCATAACAAACATATGAGTATTTAAAATCACTTTCAAGCAATCTAAAAAATGGACTATTTTTATATTTATTTTTTAACCATTCTAAAAATATTTCTTTATCTTCAAAGCGTTTTTTAAATTCAATCTCTGCTTTTTTACAAACCATTCTTAATTTCTCATAGGTTGTCCCTACGATATTCTCTCTTTCTAAAGTTTCGAAATAAAAATCTAAGAAAGCATGAATATCCTTAACGCTTTTGAGATATCTACCTACAATATCAGTTGCCTGAGCCTTATTAATTTCCAATAAGTCCATTAAAATTTGTATTTTTTCTTGCATTTTTTACTCCTTAAAAGCATCCTAAGAGCTTATCTTTGTTCTCATCTTTCATTCCGTAATACTCCATCAAGCTATCAACCACACTTGGATTGGCTTCTTTTTTTCTGTTAAAACGCTGATTTTTTCTTAGCTCGTTTTCTTTAGCATATTTAAGCCAAGTATAAAGACTTCCTGCCACACTTGACATTCTTTTTCCATTTCTTTTCCATTCCCTAGCATCCCAATAGCCTATAAAATCATTAGCCAACTCTTCACCAAAGTTTGTATTATTTTTCTCATTAAAAGCCATTATTTGCCCCATAAGCTCATTAGCATTTGGGACTTTAAATTCTTTTTTTGCCATTTTTTCACATTCCTTTTCATCAAGTTTTAAAAAGCTCACTACAAAAGAGGCGTTTTGATTAAAAACGCGTTCTTTCTTTTCTTGATTATTTTTTAAATTTTCTAAATTCTCTTTTTTTATAAATTTATTATTATTAATATTTATATTATTTATAAATTTATTATCGCGTGCGTGCGTGCGTGTTTCTATATATAGGGAATTTTGATTTTTTTCGTTTTCAGTGGTTAATTTTCTGTCGATTGATGAAGCATTATTTTTAAGAGTTTTGCTTAGCTTTTCATCACTGTTTTTAAGCAAAGATAAAGATTTGTTAAAATGTTTTTTAACTTGATAATTTTCATCTTTTAAAATCCACTCATAAAAATTTAAAGATCCATTTCTAACCTTTTTAATTTCTAAAAGTCTTAGTTCAATTAATTCTTTTTTTGCAATTCTTAATCTATTTAAACTCATTCTTTGATTATTTTTAACTTTTATAAACTCTCTTAGATAGATTTCACTTACAATCGTTTTTTCACTAAGCTTTGCTAATTGAATATACAATGCCAGAGCATCAACACTAAGTCCTCCATAAGCTATAGTGTTTGATAATTTCAAATAGCCTTTTCTCTCTCTTAGGCTTTTACGTCCCAAAGCCACATCAAAGCTTGCTATAAAACTTGGTATCAACAACTCTCCTTTATGTTATAATTTAAATTAAAAAGGTTTTTTATGTTTAATTCTTTCTTATCCGAAATGCTAAAAACCGCCACTTTAGAAAATTTAGTATATTTTTTAATAGGTGTTTTATTTGGTTTAAGTATCCGTCCTTTGTTTTTATATTTGACTAAAAAACAAAAACTAAAAAGAGTTTGTATTAAAGATATGAAGCTAGAAAACGATTTGACAAAAAGACTATATCCTAACTTAGGATATAAATTAGTTACAAAAAAAACTCCTTTTGAAATGGTTTTTAAAAAAGATAAATTTAAATACATTATTTGTCCTTACTACCGTGATAAAAAATGCGTTTTAGATAATGATAAATGCAAGATATTAAAATCCCAGCCGAAATACCAGCCACTAGAAACAGTCTAAAATGCAACATCATCAAAGTAAAAATAAATAATCCTATAATCTCAATCAATCTCTCAAGCATTTCATTCCTTAATCCGTTTTAAAAAGTCCTTTGCTATAATTTTTTTGCACCCAATCAAGAAAAGGACTTATCAAAATGGATGACAAAGATTTAAACTTGTTAAAAAACATCCCTTATCTTATGGAAAAAATCGAAGAGTTAGAAAACAGGATAAAACAGCTAGAACAAGCTGCACAACCTAAACCATACTCTACCCAAACTCCAAATTACTTAGGAGAAATCTAAGTCTTATCAAGGCTTAGAATATCCTTTTTACCTAGTTCTCTATAGTATTTTTCAAATTTTAAAAAATGAGCAATCCTATCCGTAATAAGCTCATTAATACTATTAAATCCGCCATCATTTGCCACACTTTGTAAAAGTTCAAAATACTCATCAGGCATCTTAACCTTTAGCTCAATCATTTTCATTCTCTATCCTTTCTTTTTCTCCTAAAAATTTAAGCAATTTATTCCTATTATTTTTACCCCAAATATTTGGAGGTATTTGATGTTTTTCCCAAAGTTCCCCAGCTATTTGAACTTTAATTCCTATTCTAGAGCTCAAAATACTTCCAACACCATCTTTACTATAATAAGAGAGTAGTATTTTTTTCAATTTTTTTCTATTCATATTCTTACAATTCCTAAAAATATTTTTAAAAATGTAGCATAACTACTATAAAATTAAGTTTAAAAAATATGTAAATATACTACATATATTTTTTTAAATAGTCGATGTATAATTACTACAATTAATAAGGTGGATAAAAAATGGAAAAAAATAAAACATTTTATAAGCTTGATAAAGAATATTTATCACAAATTTTAAAAGAAAAAAAAATAAGCAGAGCAAAATTTGCACAGATGCTTTCAGAAAATGGATATGAAATCACTTTAGATGGAATAACTTATTGGTATAGAGGTGAAAACAATCAACCTGAAGATTACAAAAATATTATAACTATGGCAAAAGTTTTAGAAGTACCAGTTAGTAAACTTGCTCCAGTAAATGATAGTATAAAATCTTTTTTACAAGATGATAATCAAATAAATTTCAGATATTTTCCAGATATTTATGCAAGTGCAGGACTTGGAACATCATCTCAAAGCGAAGAAGCAAAAATTGTTTCCGTTGATGAAAATTTTCTAAAAGAAATTTTAGATATACCCATAAAGAAGAGTTATGATATTATAAAAATTAATGGCGATAGCATGGAACCTATTTTATCTAATGGAGATTTTATTATTATAGATAGAAGTAAAAATTCACTTGGGGCTATTTCAAATGCAGATATTGTTATTTTTAGAAAAAATGATGATTTATTTTGCAAAAAAATTAAAAAAGAACCTTTTGCAGATTATATTTTTTTAGTTTCTGAAAACAAAAAATACGAGGATAAAAAAGTAGATAATAGCGAATTTGAACAATGCGAGATCTTAGGTGCTGTAGTATCAAAAATGGCTGTTGAAACCTTTAAAAATTTTATAGAAGTGGTGGGATGATTAGGTTTAGAGACTTTAAAATAATAAAGAAGATGAGAGTATAAGAAATTATAAGGTTAATTGTGATAAAATATAATAAAATGGAGTGCTTTTCGCTTACATTTTATTAATATTTTATATGAAAATTTGGGCGTAATATAAAAATAGGAGAGGATATTAAAATGGACAATTTAAAACTAGAAAATATAAAAATAATAGATGTGTGTGATTTGTTTGTAACTTTTAAAAGTGATGTGGAAAATTTATTTTCTATAATTAAAATAGATAATGCAAGTCCAAAAATAGAAAGGCTGTCTATTTTTAATATTCCACAGGAAGTTAGACAGATTGAGCCTAATTTAAAATACCAGCCTACTCATAAACTTACATTTGAAGGTAAAGACACTGGTATTTTTTTAGGAGACAATGTTATCGGTTTTGACTCATCAAAACGTGAAAAAGAAGACATTGATTTTATTTCTACAATTTTAGAATCTCTTAAAGATGAAATTGAATCCATAAACAGAATAGGTATAAAAAGAACATTTGATATTGATTCTATAGATAATTTTTTAGAACTAAAAATAAAAAATAATGATAGCAATGATGATTTGAAAAAGCTTTCACAAATTCAACTTAAAGAGGATAATTGGGTGTTTAATATAATAAGTGCTGAAAAAAATGATATTGTAATTAATAACAATAAAAAAACGAGTGGATATATGGTAGATGTTATCGTATTTTATGAGAAATTAGAAAATTTCAATTACAATGAGACTATAGAAAAAATTTCTCAATTATACTCTTTACAAGAAGAAAAATATAAAAAAATTACAAAGTAAAAATCATGAGCGTAGCAACAAACGGTAATCTATCTTTTAATAATTCACAAATAAATAATCTATCTTTTGGTAATTTGGAAATAAATAATCTATCTTTTGGTAATTTGGAAATAAATAATCTTTATGGTTCAACTGAATTATCACAGAGAACAAAAGAGTACATTATTGGAAAAGCAAAAGATATATCGCATATACTAATAGAAATATATCTCGAATCATATAAAACATATACTCTGTATAATTCAATAGATAGTATCTATCAAACTGTATGTGACAAAAAACAGGAAAAAACTATTACTTACGAGCAAAAAATAAAGACTATATATGACTTTTATCTTGATAAATTTAAAAAAAATACCAAAATAAGCGAAGTTGAAAGCAAACTCTTAAGTAGCTATAGAGATAAGATTGATTGGATAAAATATAACATTCCAAGAGCTAAGCAAGACTCATTAAGTTTCTTTTATTCCGTATATGCTTTGAATGAATTATTAAACTTTTATTTTGATGATTATTTAGGACTGACAGAATTTTTGGAACCTTCTTCCAATATCTCGAAATTAGGGGAAGAACTTTATATTGAAAATGAAAAACTTAATGTGATATAAAATGAAGCCATATCTTTATAGTTTAATTAAATTTATAAAAGAAGAAATAAATGTAATACCGAAAGAATCTGCCAATACATCAATATGCCAAAATATATTACATAAAGTTGTTTTTATTTCGATTTCCTTATACAACAAAGGATACTTTGATGATGAATCAAAGATTAAAGAAATAATAGATAATAATAAAGAAATACTTGATAAGGCAAATAAAGAAATTATAATAAAAGAATCGATAGAAGAACAAAAAATAATAAGTTCTTTGCATTCTGTTTTTAATTACTTATATAAAAAAATAGTTTTATTTAGAAGAAACAACAATACAACATTAAAACCAACTATAATAGAAGCTACATTAAAAGAAAAATTTACTAAAGAAATATGTGGATAAATATTTAAACTATAATCACTCAATACCCCATCAACCTTTTATATCCATCACATTAATCCTTCCAATTTTCTAAAAATGTTTTTAAGGATTTTTTTGGTTTTTCATCTTCAACTTCAACATCTATAATATCTTCTTCTTGGTAAGGCTTAGGATTGTGTTTTGCAAATACAAAAAAAGGATTTTTTTCACCGTAAATAATATATTGAATTCCCCATAAAATCAAAAACAAAGGAATACCAACAAACAGTCCTATGATAGTCAAATCCGCAATAAAAGATAAGATGAAAAGAACTCTTAATGCTCTAATAAACAAATTCAATCCTTTTAATTATTTTCTATTAAAAAATTATACCAAAAAATATTTTTAAAAAATGTAGGAATACTACTATTATTTAAGCATAGTTTAAGTGTAGTAATACTACAATTATTTCAACAAAACAAAAAGGATAAAAAAATGCTAGAGGTTAAATTAGATTTAAGACCTGATATTAAAAAAATGCTAGAAATAGCCTTTGAAAGAAATTATTCAAAAAGTTACGCTTCTTTGGAAGAGTTTTTAGCTAATGTTCTTCATAATGCAGTTAAAAACTTAATCACCAAAGAAGCATTTGAAAACAAAGGATTTGTTATTTCTCTAAAAGATTAGGAGTTTCGTTTAAAACTTGAAAATCTTTGTCATTTAGTCTTTTTTCAAGTGTTGCGACTTTACTTTCTAGCTCGCTAACTCTTAAAAGAAGATTATTAAGTTGAGCTTTTAAGCTTTGTATTTCGTCCATTACATCACCTTCCTAGAGTGAAAGTAATTATAACTAAAAAAAGGATAAAAAATGAGTTTTACAGATTTGTATTTCGATAGAGAAGAAAAAAGAATTTCTAACTACGCAAGAGAATTAGTTAAAGATGAATTAGAGAGCAGAGAAAACTTTGCGGATATTTTTAACTCTTTGCAAGAATTTAAAAATATTTTAGAAGTAAGCTTGGAAGATGATGAAGATATTGCAGCTTCTTTGCAAGCCTATGGAGATGAGTTTATTAACGATACCTATGATTTATTGGAAAAAGTAAGGAAATTTGAGAAGAAATACGAAAAGCTTTATTAAAAGTTTAACAAGTTCTTTTTATTAAAGAACTTTCTTAAGCTTTTGACCGCTTGGAAATTAAGCTTTGCTATCGTGTTGATGGTTTTGAATAGCGGAAGGGTTAGCGAGTTATCCATAAACTTGGCTCGTTATTATTGTTTGTAGTGCTATTTTTAAGGTTTTCTTGCACTTTAAAAACGACAGAAAATCAAGAGTTTAAGAAAAAGAAAGTATAATTATAAAGTTTAAGTGGCTAACTTGTCTCGGTGTTGAGAAAGGAGGCTCTAAAATGTGGGATAAAATTTTAACAATTTTAATCTTAATCTTAGAGCTAATTAGAGAGCTTATAAAACTCTAATATTTTTTAACACAGATAAATTTTAACTAAATCCGCTTAGCATAAACTTAAACGATTATACAATGCCGAGACTTGCGGATTTACTCGGCTTTATCAAAAATAAAAATAAATTTGATAAAATAACATTGTTTAAGTGGCTAATTTCTCTTGGTGGGGAAGGAGCTGTTTTTGATGATAGAGAAGTTTTTAAAAATTGCTTTTTTATTGTTAGAAATAGTAAAAAAGTTGATTGAAATAATCAATCAACTAAACTAAAAAACCACTAAAATTATAGAATAGCCTTGCTTAGCCTATACTTAAACAATACTCACGCCAAGAGAGCAAGGCTCTTGGCTTTTCTTAAGCTCATTTAATGCTTAAATGGGGCAACTTTAAAACTACTTATTTTACATTCATGAGAATTTGTCTTTTTTGTTTTTTAGTTTTTATTTTCCTTTTTAATAAAGAACTCAGTTGCTCCTTTTAAGCATTAATCTAAAAGGAGAAAAAATGAAAGCTTATCACACAAAAGAACAAGTCATCATTAAACTTAGCAAAGATGAATATAGAAAAGAAATGAAGCTAAATAAGTCTTTAAAAGATGAAAATAAATCTTTAAAAACTGAAATTTCTAATCTTGAAAATGAAAAAATAGAACTTTTAAAAGAGTTAAAAGACCAAATAGAAGCAAATATGAAAAATATAAAAGAAATTAGCTCTTTGCAAAATAAAATTTATGAGCTTCTTTATGCAAAAGAAAGGTCAAAACTATGTTCTTGATATTTAAAAAGAATGAAAAAATCAGAAACTTAGAAAAAGAAGTTCAAAGGCTAAAAGGTGTAATAGCATTAAAAGATACTGCTATAAATGAAATTTCATTGAAGCTAGAAGAAGAAATTAAAATCAATGTAAAACTTAGTAATTTTCGCATAAAAATCCTTGATGCTTTAGGACTTATAGGGGTTAAAAATAATGATGAAATAGCTATTAAAGAAGTAAAAAGATTAAAGGAGAAAGAATTATGAAAAGACAAACAAAACCGCTAAGTATAAGAATTCCATTAGAATTAAAAGAAGAGTTGCAAAAAATAGCAGATAAAGAATACCGCCCTTTAGCAACTCAAATAGTTAAAATTTTAAGCGATTATGTTAAGAATAAAAATAAAACTAATTAGGGTAATCACCTTTTTGCCATAATGAATTTTCGCTTTCATAGGCATTAATATAATCTTCAATGATTTTTCTTATTTGTAAAGCCATAGGGCGATACTCAAGTTCGCATATATAGGCGAGTTTGTTTTTTGTTACAGTATCAAGCCTTATCGATATTATTTCTGATTTATTGGTTTTTTGTTTCTCTTCCAATGTTTTCCTTTTTGTAATTTATTGTAATTTTACTAAAAAAGTTATTTTTTGTAAAGCATACATTGTATTACTTGACAATACAAAAATAATTTTATATAATTTTGTAATTCTTAAGAATACAAAAAATTACAAAAGGATACCAATGAGCCAAGAAGAAAAGTTTTTAGAATGTTTAGCAAAAGCGACTAAAGGAAAAAAGGATTTAAGCAATTTTGAAGTATTGGAATTTGCTTTCAGTATATTTTGTTGCCTTGATAATTATATTCAAAATAACAAGGCTAGAGATAAAAAAATTTTAAAATTATTAAAAGGAGATGAAAAATGAATTTAGAAATATTTAGAAAAAAAGATGAAAATAAAGAAATAAGCTTAACTTCTTTGGAAATAGCAGAGCTTACAGGAAAAGAACACAGAAATGTTACAAGAGATATAGAAACTTACTTAGAAAAAGTGGTTGAAGGGGGTGTCTTCAAATTTGAGCATACCTACCAAAACCCACAAAATAAGCAGTTTTACAAGTGTTACCGCTTACCAAAAAGAGAAGTATTGATTTTAGTGAGTGGATATAGCGTAGAACTAAGAGCAAAGATAATCGATAGATTAGAATACTTAGAAAATGAGCTTAAGAAACAAAGTTATAAACCGCTTTCATTAAAAGAAAGTTTGCAAATGCAATTAGAACTTTTAGAGAGAAATGAAAAGCTTCAAATTGAAAATGTAAATTTAAAAAATGAAGCCAAAGAAAACGCACCACTTATTCACTTTGCAAATCGTATAAAAGATACTAATGATGCTATTTTAATAAGAGATTTCGCAAAAATACTTTATGAAAAAAATAAAATTGAAATCGGAGAAAAAAGACTTTTTGCTTTTTTAAGGGATAATGGCTTTTTAATGAGTGATAATAAGCCTTATCAAAAATGCATAGAGCAAGGACTTTTCAAAGTAAGTGAAACAACTATCAGTACAATAAATGGAGATAGATTAGTAAGCACAACGAAAATCACAGGCAAAGGACAAATTAAAATCGCAAATTTATTATTAGAAGGAATTAATCATGCAGTATAAAATAATTGATTTAGAGCAGGGTAGTGCGGAATGGTTAAATTTTAGAAAAGGAAAAATAGGTGCATCGATGGTAGCATCTTGTGTAGGTATTAAAGGTGCTTTTAACTCTAAAGAAGAGGCAAGAGATATCATCTTAGGACTTAAAGAAGTCTATCAAAATGAAGCCATGAGAAGAGGCAATGAATATGAGCCTTTGATTAGAGCTAGGGTTGAATTTTTACATTCTGTGAGTATCACTCCTGTAGTTTTGCAAAGTCTAGAAAATGAAATGTTTATAGCAAGTTTAGATGGAATAGATGAAAATGGAATTATTTATGAGTTTAAATATTCGCAAGATGAGTATGATTTTATCAAAAGAAATAAAAAGCCAAGTGATAAATATTACGCTCAAGTGCAATTTGGGCTTTATATCAGTGGTAAAGAAAAATGTATATTTGTAGCCATGAACAAAGAAGAAGAGATTGTAGAGTGCGAAGTTTCAAAAGATGAAGCTTATCAAGAATGGTTGGTTAAAAATATAAAAGAGTTTATATTAGATTATATCATAGATCAAAAAAGCGATTATAAAGAGCTTGAAGATACTAAAGCAAAAAATCTAACGATTGAAATTATAAGACTTGAAAACACGATTAAACCTATTAAGGAAAAGCTAGAAAGTCTTAAAAAAGAACTCATAGCCTTAGCAAATGGAGAAAAAGCAAGATGTTTGGATATTACAATTTATCCGCAAAGTAGAACTACAATTGATTATAAGGGCTTTTTAGAGCAAAAAAATATTACTGTGCCTAAAGAGTTTTATAAAGAAAGTATTTCAATGTGTTTAAAAATCAAAAAAGGAGCATAAAAATAAAGCACTTTTGATAAAATTATAAAAACAAAGGAAGGGTTAAAATGTTAAATTTAAAAAGTTTAGAAATCACCTGCAAACAATGTAAAACTAAAATCACTTTAGATATAGGTAAAACTGTCATTGTATGCCCACTTTGCAATAATGCTTTTTATAATTCTTATGATGAAGCTCCACTTTCTAAACTAGGAAATATATTGCAAAGCTTAAAAGAGCATAAAAAAGCAGAGTTTAGATTTATTACAGATGAAAAGGAATAAATATGAAAAGCTATAAAATTACCTGCAGAAACTGCGATACGCAAATCATTGCAAAAGTTGAGCAAAGCATTCTTTTTTGTCCTGCTTGTCATACAAACTTTTTTAATTCTTATGATGAAGCACCTTTTAAAACTTTACGTCAGAGCCTAAAATCTTTTGAAGATAAAAGCAGTGTTTTAAAATTTGAGTTTATCACAGATGAAAAGGAATAAAATGGAGAAAGAAAACATTGTTAAAGAAGTTTGTAAAGAGTTAAATATCACGCAAAAGGAGTTAAGCGAGATTTTAGTAATTTATGTTCTTTGAATTAGGGTTGTTTAAGATTTTTGTGTTAGAATTTGGCTATGTTAGAATTAATTAAAAACATAGGGCTTGGCTTATTTGTTAATGGGAGTTTCGCATTAATGAATTTTGACTTTAAACCGCAAAGCTTTATCATAACTGCTTTTAGCGTCGGGATTATGGCTATATGTATTCTTATGCAAAGGAGGCAAAAGGATGAATGAGATAGGTTTAAACATTATCGCAGGGGTAAGCGTTATACTCTTTGCTTATACTTGCTATCTATTTTATAAGCAAAATAAGTCTCTAAAAGACAAAACGAAAGAAAGTAAGCACTAAAATCAAAACAACCCTTTCAAAGCATAAAATGAAAGGGTTAATATGCTATCACAAATACAAAATAATACCTCAATACAAGTTGCTTCATTTTATGAAGTTACCAAAAATTCAATCGCAAAACATTTTTTAAGAAACGCCGATGAACTCATAGAAAATATACACTATTTCTACGATTATGAGCAAACCAAAGGCGGAAGACAAAGAGTAATCAAATGGACTTTAGAAGGTGTTTATAAACTTTTTGATAAAATTAAAAAATTAAAAGAAAGGAGTAATATGGCAGAAGAGAAAGAAAACATTGTTAAAAAAACCTGCAAGGAATTAGGGCTTACTTATAGGCAACTTGGCGAGTTGATAGGACTTAGCGAAGGTCGAGTAAAACAACTTGCGATTGGCGAAGTTGGCGAACAAGTAGAAAAAGCTTGTCAAATGCTTATCAAAATTCATAAGCTAGAAGCCGAACTAAACGAGCAAAAACAATTAAAAACACTTCTTAAAAATTTTATTTCTTAACCGAGTTATTTTTAACTTGGTTAAAACCCACCAAAAGTATAAAATCATAACTAAAATTTTAAAAAAGTTTATATTTTTACACTTTTACTATTGACAATAGTTCGTAATTATGCTATAATTCTCGCATAAAGGTTATAAAACATAACCTTTAAATAAACGAAAGGAGTAAAAGATGCCAACCAGTGAAGTGCTCGAGCTAATCACTGCGGTAATTTGCTTGATGACTGCAATCATTCAAGCATTGAAGCGGTAACCAAAGGGGCGAAAGCCCCCTGACATCTTTTACCTTTTAAAATTATATCATAAAGGAGCGGTTATGGTGCAAATTTTGTTAGTAGTTTTAGCAACTTTGGTTTTAGGCTTAGCTATTAAGGTTTCAAGATTAGAAAAAGAGATTAAGGAGCTTAAAAAATGAGTGCTTTAATCCCTATAAATAATGTAAATGTAGTTTTTGAAGTTGTTGGCGATGAAATATTCGCCAACTCTTTACAGATAGCTGAAGTATTTGAAAAAGACCACTCAAATGTGTTAAAGGCAATAGATAAACTACCAAACGATGAATTTAAAAGCTCAAATTTTAAATATGATAGTTATTTTGACAAAAAGAGCGAACAAAGGCGTATGATAAACCTTACCCGTGACGCTTTTTCTCTTTTAGTGATGGGTTTTACAGGCGAAAAAGCTTATAAATGGAAAATTGAGTTTATAAAAGCTTTCAATGAAATGGAAAAAAGACTAAGAAATATTGAATATGAGAAGCACGATAAGTTAGCTTTTAGACAAAGCTTAGGTTACAAATCTCAATTAGCACAGCAAAAGGAGAAATATGAAAACAAAATCAAAGCCTTACAATACGACTTAGAAAATAAAAACGAGTTGAGTTTTAAAAGAAAACTTAGCAAGGAAGAATTACTAGAGCTTAGAAAAATACTTGCTCGTGATTATGGAATGATTTGCATAAAAGAATGGGAATTTGAATTTTTAGCTGAAAAAATAGCATTAGAAAGTACAAAAATGACAACTTGGGATGCTGTTGTTAAGAAGCTAAAACAAAGTCTTGATTATTGGCAAAATTATGAAGAATACGAAGAAAAATGGAGAAAAATATTAAGGAGATGAAAAATGAGTAATGAAGTTGTATTAAAAGAAGAAAATAAATTAGAAATAAATTTTAATCCTTATGAGTTGGCTTTGGTAAAAGGTGATTTATCAAAACTTAGTGATGTAGAACGAGCGAGTTATGTTAAAAATCTTTGTGAAAGTTTAGGCTTAAACATGCTTACAAAGCCTTTTGAATACATAGTATTAAATGGCAAACTTACTTTATATGCAAATAAATCAGCAACAGATCAGCTAAGACAAATAAGAAAAGTAAGTATTACAAAAACAGAAGTGGCACAAGTTGGCGATATTTATATGGTTACAGCCTACGCAGCAACACCAGATGGAAGAACGGATTGCGATACAGGTGCTTTAAATATTAAAAATTTAGGTGGCGATAATTTAGCAAACGCAATAATGAAAGCTATCACAAAAGCAAAAAGGCGTGTAACCTTAAGTATTTGCGGACTTGGAATGCTTGATGAGAGTGAATTAGAAACAATAAAGGAAAAGCGATTTTTAAATCCAAATGAAGATTTAAAAGTTTGGGGTAGTGATGAAAAAGCTATAGAAAATAAAGCAAAAGAGATAAAAGCTTTAGGTGCTGAACTTAGAAAATTTATGAGTGATAATGGTTTAAACACTGGGGAGCAAAACAATTTTATAAAAAAACATTCTTTATTTACAAGTGAAAAAATACGAGAAGTTCTAAGTAATAAAGATGAATTTTTAACACAATTAAAAGGAGAATTATAATGTTACCAGCATTTAAGGCAAGTTTTGAAGTGGCAAATTATTCGCCAAGCGTAGAGTATTTAAGTGAAGGTGGGCTTTATAGCGGAGTTTTCCGCAAAGCCTTTTTATATGAAAAGATAGCAAGCGATGGAAGCAATAATACTTTTATTTGTTTTGAATTTTTAACCAGAAAAGAGCAAAAACTAGCTATTTTTAATCTTTTTGTAGCTAAAAATAACGATTTTAGCTATATGGGTAAAAATGGAGAAAAAGAAAATTATTTAGGATTTAGACAATTAAATGCTATTATGAAATTCTTTGGAATTGATGAACTTGATTTTAGCGAAAAGGGAAATGAGAATGTTTTTGGGGTGCAGACTGAAGTTATTTATCTCAATTCTTTAGTTAATAAACTTTTAGTTTTAGGTTTTGGAACAGAAGAATATTTAAGTAAAAATGGAGAACTTGCTAACAAAATCTTTCTTGATAGAATTTTTAATGAAAAAATGCAAAACATAGATGAGTTTGAAAATAATAAAGAGCCTTTATCTATAAAATCTTTTAAAGCAAGGCATAAATCTTTAAATAACGACAATAATAAATCATTTATTCCAAAAGAAAATCAAAGCTATAATCCTTATGGAAATGAAGTAAAAAACAATAACAATGAAAAATATATCGAAATAGGAGATGATGATGAAAGTTTGCCGTTCTAATTATCTTGAAATTGTAAAAATCGTTCCATTTAGCGAGAGGAGAAGTTGCTTTTGTCGTTTTTTAAGAAGCAATGGGATTGCAATTGAAAAAATAAATTATAAAAATCACATAAGTAAAAAAGAACTCAGAAAGGCTTACAAAATTTACAAAAGTAAGCCAAGCGGAAGAAATTACTTTCATGAAGAAAAGCTTATTGTTAAAGCTTTTGAAGATGTTGAAAAATTTTTAAGGAGTGAAAATGAAACTAAATTTATATAACGACCATTTTCAAAATTTTAAAAGATATAATATACCAAAAGCACAGCTTGTAATAGCTGATATACCTTACAATTTAGGAATAAATGCTTATGCGAGTAATTCTGCGTGGTATATTGATGGCAAGATAGCAAATGGGGAAAGTGATAAGGCTGGTAAGGCGTTTTTTGATACGGATAATGATTTTAGAGTGGCTGAATTTATGCATTTTTGCTCAAAAATGTTAATCAAAGAGCCAAAAGAAGTTGGGAAAGCCCCTTGTATGATTGTATTTTGCTCATTTCAACAAATGTCGCCTTTAATTGATTTAGCAAAAAGATACGGTTTTATGCATTATATAAATTTAACTTTTAGGAAAAAATCAAGTGCTAGTGTATTAAAAGCAAATATGAAAATCGTGGAAAATTGCGAATATGGGTTAATTCTTTACAGAGATAAATTACCAAAATTTAACAATGGTGGGCGTATGATTATGAGTTGTATAGATTGGCTTTATGATGGTAAATCAATACCGAAAATTCATCCCACACAAAAGCCTATTAAATTGCTAGAGTTTTTAATCCGCATTTTTACTGATGTTGGTGATGTAGTGATTGACCCTTGTGCTGGAAGTGGTAGCACTCTTTTAGCAGCTGCAAATTTAAACCGCAAAGCTTATGGCTTTGAGATTAAAAAAGACTTTTTTAAAAGTGCTAATGAAATTATGTTTAAACATATAGAAAGAAGTTTATTTGATAAGGAGTGAAAATGAAACTAAAAGACTTTGATTTTAGAATTTGGGATAATACTGAAAAGAGATATCTTAATGAAATAGAACTTCATAAATATGACAAATCTCCTGTAGAAGCAGGAACCACATTTACTGAAACTGACAGAATTAATGAAGTAGAGTTTGTAAAGAATAAGAATGATTTAGAGATAGAGTTATTTACAGGCTACTATGATTACAAAGGTAATAAAATCTATATAGGAGATATTATAGAATGCTTAGTATTTACTAATGAAAAAAATTCAGAAATATTTTATGAAATTATTTGTTTTGATATGGAGTTGGGATTGTGTTCTAAATTATCTAATGGAGATGGTGGGTACTTATTTGACCTTCGTAGACATAAAAATAATAAAACAATTGAAGATGTATATGTCGTAGGCAATATACACGAAAATAAAGAATTATTGAAAGGATGAAGATGCAGAAAGAAGTCTATTTGCTTAAGTAAAATTTTGATAAAATAAAATAAAGGAGAATTAATGGAAAACTTCAAAGCTTTTAAGCTTATTTCAAAACGTATTATAAAAACACTTTTAAATGATTTTCCAAATCAAAGCATACTTTTTTCAGATGACTTTAACAAAGATTGTAAAGAATATAAAATAGACTTTAGCTCTTGTATTCATTTTCTAAAAGAATGCAAAGTTTTAAAATACGATAAAGAAAACAATGGCGATTTTTCAGGAGTTTTAATCAGTCCTAAAGCTTATTTATACTTTTCTAAAAATGATTTAAAAGATATCGATGATTTAATCGAATTTTGTATGAGATAAAGGATTAAAATGCAAGAAGAAACAATTACTTACGCAAGAGGTCGTTTAACTGAGCTTAAAGATAAAAAAGATGAGCTTCAAAGACTTATCAAAGATAGTAAAAATCTAGCAATTAAAAATATACAAAATGATGATTTAAAAGGTGCTAGACTTTATATTGATAAACTAGAGCTTTATTTTGATGAACTTTTAAAGACAAATACGGATTTAAATTTGCTTTGCAATAAATGGGGATTTAAATGAGTGAAAATATTGAGCTTTTTGAAAGCTATACGGCAAAAACTTTGGGAGAACTTTATAGCACCTTTCCTATTCCAAGCGATTTTAACTTTTTTGATTTTATCCCAAAACTAGAATATGAAGAGTTTTTAACACATCAATTAAACGCTTATCATACGATAAATTACCTAAAAAATAATCATTTTTTGGATTTTGAGAGTATGGATTTAGAAAGCGGAAAAGTTAAAAAAGCTATTTTAAAACCGAAAGCCTTAGAGCTTTTAAAACAAGATGGCTTAGGAGTGCAACTTAGAAAAGCTTTAAGTACAGGAAGAGATGAGCTTATAAGAAGTATTGTAAATAGGGCTTTAGAAATGAGCCTTAAATTTATGTTTTAAATAAAGGAGAAAAATGACAGCACAGGAAATTAAGGAATTTTGTAAAAATATATTGTTAAATTTTATTTAGTGTGCTAAACTTTTAAAAAGGGAAAAAATGTTAGAACTTATTTTTAACACAGGCAGAAATATCGGTTTAGGTATCTTTGTAAATGGAGCTTTTGCTTTGCAATTTAGCGATGTTCCACAAAGTCAAGCGACTTATGCTATAGCTGAAGGCATTTTAATTATGTTTCTTTCAGGGCTTGGCGAAATTAAATCTAAAAGGAGTTAAAATGGAAATCATTTTAGGAATTGGTGCGGTAACTTTAGTTATAGTTTCAATAGCTTTAGTTTATACATTTTATAAAGAAAAACACAAAACACAACACTAAATAAAACTACAATCCTACTTTTTTATAATTAGCAAAAGGTAGGATTATGCAAAATATCACTTCAAATTTAATTTTTACAAACGAACAAGTTGCCTCTAACTATGGCTTAACAACAGGCTTAACGATAGCAAAACATCTTAGGACACATAATGATGAGTTTATAGAAAACACACATTATTTTTTAGTAGAAAATTCTTTTAAAAATAAGACAATCAAATGGACTTTAGAAGGTGTTTATAAACTTTTTGATAAAATTAAGAAATTAAAAGAAAGGAATAAAATGACAAATATTAAGGATATTAAAAAAATTAAAATCACTTGCAAAGAATGTAAAAGCGAATTTTCTATGTTTATAGGGCATTCTTTGTATGTTTGCCCTATTTGTGGGAATAATTTTGGTATAAACCAACTAAATGACCCATTTTTTAGAATTAAACAAGCCTTTGAATGTTTTACCAATCCTAAAAATTGCGATATAGAATTAGTTTGCGAGATAAAGGAGTAATATGACAGCACAGGAAATTAAGGAATTTTGCAAGGAACAAGGACTAACTTATAAGCAGTTAGGGGAGTTGATAGGAATGAGCGAAGGGGGTTTGCAAAATGCAATTAAAAAAGATAGCATTAGCGACCAAACAACTAAAGCGATTGAGCTTTTAAAAGAGATAGAAATTTTAAAAGAGCAGTTAGCAGATTATGAGAATTTAAAACAACTTCTTAAAAAAGCCTTGTTTTAGGCTTTTTAATTTAACGGGCGGAATTTTCCGCTGGTTAAAAACCATCTTTTATTATAAAATAACTAACTTTTAACCTTATTATACTTGACAATAACAGATTTTTAAGCTATAATTATAACATCAAAACGGATTAAAAACCCGTTTTGAAATAAGTTTAAAAGGTAATTCAATGGAAAAGATTAAAACAATCTTAGAAATTGTCTTACTGATTTTGCAGATAGCAGCTGCAATATCGGTTCTTGGTGGTTGGCAGTAGCCACCACCCTTTTAAATTACCTTTTGTATTTTATCAAAAAAGGATGAAAAATGGAAGTTGCGTTAATTTTAACCATGTTGGCTTTAAGTCTTTTGACAATCTATGTTTTTAATTTTGGGGGCAAAAAATGAGTAACGCCCCTGTAATTATCAATAATGTAGAAGTAAATCTAAATATCAAAGAAAATAAAGTATTTATCAATTCTTTGGATTTAGCTAAGGTATTTAATAAAAACCATAAAGATGTTTTAGAAACCACCAAGAACCAACCGCAAAATGATTTTACAGAGAGTAATTTTATACTCTCTACCTACAAAGACAAAAAAGGAGTTATTAAATGTTAGATTATAATTCTTGGCAAGAAGCACAAGCAAAAGTAGAACCACTTAGAAAACAAGTTATGGAGGCAATTTTAAAAGATAAAAGATTTAATGCCACAATAGAAGATAGAGATAATCTTTTAAAGGTTGAGATTAAAAATACCATTTTTAATTTAATTTTTGATTTAGGAAATTTTCATATTGAAGCTAGTTTCAATTTGTTTTCACTTGGTTTTCTTGAGCATAGTAGTAATGTTATTATTTTTCAAGGAGATTATGACTTATATGAAGGAAATGTAAAAAGGATTGTTGATGATTTATATTTTGAGTTATCAAGAGAAATGCCAAATATAAGAAGGGCATTAAAAGATTTAATAAAAGATTGCAAAAGAGTTTTAAAGCTTAAAGTTAATGATAAATAATGAATATCATATAAAATTTAGAAAAAAAAATAAGGAGATGAGATGGGAATTTTAAAAAGACTTGATGAAACTATCATTATAGAAGATGATAGGAAAAGTGAAAAAGAATTAGTTGAGTATTGCATTTTAGAAGGTATTTCCCTGAATAATGCAAATTTGGAAAATGTAAATCTAAGTGGCTTAGATTTTGATAATGTGTTTATAAATGGAGCTAGTTTTAAAAATACTAATTTAAGCAATATTTCAAGTAAGAATGCATCTTTTATAGATTGCGATTTTAGTGGAGCAAGTTTCTATTTTTGTAATTTTCTAAGAACAGAATTTGAAAACTGCATCTTTGAAAATGTAGATCTTAGGGACTGTATAGGAGATATGAAAAATATCTTTAGTGTTGTCGTTGATACCTATGTTATGACTTTTACAAAAACCATGATGAATTTAGGGTGCGACACTAAAACAATAAAAGAATGGCGCAACACAAGTGTCGATAATATAGAAGATGAAGAACAGAAATGGCTTTGGGGTTATTACAAGGATACTATTTTTGAAATTATAGACAAAAGATTGGGAGTTGAAAATGATTAGATTAGATATCGGAGATTACTACACAAGAAAAGAAGTTGCAAATCTTTTAAAAGTAAAAGAGCCTATAGTTCACAAATACGCCAAACAAGGCAAATTTAGAGAGTTTAAACAACATAGAAATTGTTCGGGATTGTATCCTAAACAAGATATTGAAAATTTTATAAAAAAATATTTCGGACTTGTTGATTTAGATCAGCAATCTCATCGAGATAATCTCCCCACCACTGCATAAGGATAGCTTTTTCCTTCAAATTTAAAGCATGATTATATGCAGATTTAATCTTATTTTTTTCTACATGCGCTAAACACAATTCTATAATATCGCTACTCATTTGGTGTTTATTTCTATTTTCATGGGCTAGGGTGCTAAACATAGCACGAAAGCCATGCGGTGTAAAATCATCATTAGAGTAGCCCATTCTTCTAAACATGGATCTAATTGTGTTATCGCTTATAATTTCACTTTTACTTCTTAAACTATAAAATAAATAGCCCGTATTAATACTCATCTCTTTGTATTTTTTAAGCATATATACACATTGAGAATTTAAAGGTATAGTATGCGCTCTTTTCATCTTCATATCTTCTTGCGGTATATACCAAATACCATTTTCCAAATCAATATCTTCCCATTTTGCACTTCTTATACTAAAGCTTCTTTGTGCAGTTAATAAAGAAAACATTGCTGCAATTTTTACACTAATATATCCCTTGTAATCAATTATATTATCTACTAATGCTTTAATTTCTTTAGTTTCCAACAAGGTGGCATGATTTTTACTCGCTTTATTTATAAGCAATTCTTTTCTATTTAGATTTGCCATAGGGTTACTTTTAATATATTCTTTTATAACACCATGTCTAAAAATTTCATTTAAAAGAGTAAAGAACTTATCGGCACCTTCTCTTATATTTTCTTTTCTAAATTTTTCAAAACTTTTTAAAATATCCTTGATTTGCAATTTATCTAATATAATTTCTCCATAAATTCCAAAAGCAAATCTTTGTAAATAACTCATATAGCTTTTGTAGGTTTTTTCGCTTAATTCAAGTTTTTTAAGATCCATTTTTTCCAATGCTAATTCTTTAAATGTTATTTCATACTTTTCTCTTATACTGTCATTTTCAGCTAAATTTACTTTTAGATTATCTCTTTGTTTTCTAGCGTTAGCAAGATTGAGGGTAGGGTATTCCCCTAGAGTTATTCTTTTGTATCTTAAAGTTTTAGGACATTTATAATTAAATATAAAAGTTTTCTTACCGCTCGGATAAATACAAAGAAGTAGGTTGTCAAAATCAGCAATATAGTATTTTTTGTCTTTAGCTTTTAAGGCTTTTATTTTGGTATCGTTTAGCAC